GACGAACTGAAGGACTCGGATGATTGCCCGGAACTTTATGTCCACGGAAGAGGCAAAACGCTGGATGAAGCATTCGCGTGGGCAAACAGCAAGGCGCGATGCGCAAAACCAATTAAGCCCAACGCCCCGCTTCACCTTCAAGGTGGAGCGACAGCGGAACCTTGTAAGCGTGAAAGCGGTTGTTCGGCTCTGAATGGAGGCTCGCATGGCAAACAATAGGATGTTGTTGATTCATCGCCCGACCGGGCTCGCGGTTGTGATCGCGAAACACATGGGTTGGGGATGGTGCTGCCCACCTGAACCCGAGACGATGAAACTTCTGTACGATGAGGTCGAAAATCGCACCGCCACGATGGCCGACATGGAAGACTTCTGCCTCGGGATGGAATCGTGTCACGCGGATACGCCTTTCGTGAGAACAGACTGGCATGGTTATTTTCGCGACGAGACGGAGCCGCGCCTGCTGCAAGTGAATAAGCCCAACACCCCGCCATGCGTCTAGGTCCACACGCCATGATGACCCCCAAGGTTACAACGGGACCGGAGCTTGTCATCAGTCACAAGTTTGAGCCCCTATTCGCTAACTCGTCGGCAGGCGAGCCCCAGGCGTCAACTCGCTATGTCATTCTGACTGGGGGCCGGGGCTCGGGAAAGTCATTCGCCCTGTCCACGTCCATTGCATGCCTCATGAAGGTCCAGGGCTACAAGATCCTCTATACCCGATGGACCATGATCAGCGCCAAGGACTCCATTATCCCTGAGTTCACCGAGAAGATTGACCTAATGGGCTGGGACAACGGACAATTCGAGGTTGGCATCCAGGACATCACGCACCGGCAGACAGCATCCTGTATTCTGTTCCGCGGCATCAAGACCAGCTCGGGAAACCAGACGGCCAAACTGAAGTCGATCCAGGGCATCAACGTATGGGTGCTGGACGAGGCTGAAGAAATGAGCGACGAGGACAGCTTCGACAAGATCGACTTGAGTGTCCGAGACTCGCGACACCCCAACCTGATCATTCTGTGTCTCAATCCAGCCCACAAGAGCCACTGGATATACACTCGCTTCTTTGAGCCGCACAACATACCCACCGGATTTTGCGGGACCATTGACAGCGTGACCTATATCCACACGGACTACCGCGACAACGTGGCCCTGGCCAAGACGAACCCCCAGTACATCGCGATTGCAGAACAGTGCCGCGAAAAGAACTGGCGCAAGTACGAGAACATTTGGCTTGGTGCGTGGGTGGATGAGATCGAGGGCGCCCTATGGAGTTACGAGATGATTCATCCGTACCGCGTGACCGAGGCGCAATTACCAGACATGCGCCGCATCGTCGTGGGCATCGACCCGAGCGCGACCAGCAATGCCACGAGTGACGAGACGGGTCTCGTTGTAGTGGGGCACGGTATGGATGGTCATTTTTACACCCTCGAAGACTTGAGCGGGAGGTATACACCCAAGGGATGGGCACATGAGGCCGTGGCGGCATACCACAGGCACAAGGCCGACCGCATCATTGCAGAGGTTAACCATGGCGGGGAGATGATCGAAGATATAATCCGCAATGTAGACCGGATGGTCCCCTACAAGGCCGTGCGGGCGGCCAAAAACAAGATCATCCGAGCTGAACCGGTGGCGGCCCTGGCTGAGTCCGGTCGTTGTCATCACGTCGGCACGTTCACCCGGCTGGAGGGCGAGATGATGTCCTACACGGGGTATGATCCGAACTTTTCGCCGGGACGCCTGGACGCATATGTGTATTGCCATGTCGAGTTGGCGGGAATAGACTTGGAATCGTTCACGCCGGGAGAGGTCACACGACAAATGGTGGCGCCGGATGAGAGGGATTAGGACAAAGCCATGACCACTGAACCAGACAACCCCCTCCTGGTCCCGATCCGGCGCCCGCTGAAGGTGGCCGGACTCCCGAACCCCTGCATGGCTCGCCTTTGGTTCCTAGACGGCGACGACGGCCAGACCATTTGGGCGGACTACTACCTCATGGGCGGGATATCCTGGCCGTTCGCGGAGGTCCAAGGCAAGCGGTTCACGATCAACGGGTACGCCGTGCTGTGCGGACAGAACTCGGAGACCGGGCTGATTACCGTCTTCGAGAACACCACGTTCAGGTCAGTGGACCCGATCATGGATCGCACGGGCCGCATTACCGAGGCCGGCCTGAGCCAGTGGCTCAACCGGAACTGGACGCTGTACCAGTCCAAGACGTACTGGTACTACGAGCAGGGGACCATCCACCTGCGCTACGCCAAGGCACTCAGAAACAGTCGCATGGTGGACCCGAACCCTTTCCTGCGCGAATGCCAGTGGTACGACGACGGCAGCCCGGAGCACCTGCTGTGGATCAGAGCGCAGGAACAGTCGCTCAGGATGCCCGCGCAGCTACAGAAGGACATCGAGCAAGGGGACGACGCCAAAGTGCCTTGCGCGGCCCGCCACGCGCTTCTGTGCGCCCTGGTAGGCTACGAGATGCGGCCGTACAAGGAGCCGTTTGAACGGCAAGACTGGAAGCAATGGAGATGAAAGCGAAAGGTTGACAATACACCCCGACTTTGCTATGCGTACCCCTGCAATCAAGTAATCAGGGCACGGGAGCCGGCCAGCTTCCGAACCCTACATAGCCCGTGACACGCGATGTCATGGGCTTTTTGCGTTTGGAGACCGATCATGGGCGACATTGACTCTACGCAGTCAGACGTTGAACAATACCTCGCTGAAGTGCTCAAGAACGCTAAAGAACAGCGTCTCGACACGGAAGCGAAGTGGAACCGCAACCGTGCGGCCCGTCATGCTGACGCTTCACTTGACCCGAAAGGGACGTGGAAGTCTGGCGAGGGCCAAAGTGACAACCCGGACCCAGAATCCCACGGTAAGGCCGATACCTTCTTCGCAGTCATCAAGCAGAAGTGCGTTGCTGCCCACTCCATCGTGGATGATGAAGTCCTGAAGGGATCGCAAGTCCCGTTCATGCTCGCTTTGCGCGACCAGGGACACAAGACCGACCTGTTGGAGCAGGACCCATCATTGATTCAGGCCGTCAACAACGAGATCGACCACGCCGAGAATCGGATTGAGCGCCAGTTCGAGAACTGTGAGGGCGCGGCGGAGATGTCCCGCTGTCTGGACGACGATATCACATACGGCGAGACATGGGCACACGTCTACGTCACCGACATGGAATCCAAGAGCGCGGTCGAGGTAGCCCCTGGCCTGTTTGAAGACATGGTAGACCTTGAAAGCGCCATGGCCGTTGAGCACGTTACTCCGTGGGAAATGTATCGGGACATGGAAAGCAAGGAGCCCATGACCGGCCAGTACGTGATTCGACGCCGCATGGAATCAGCGTACGATATCCGTCAGCTTCTCAATACCTCACCTGAAGCAGGGTTCATCCCGTCGAAAATCAACGAAGTCCTTCGCAATCTCACCAAAACTACCAGCCAATCAACTTCGACTGAGATCGGACTGAATGAGGATGGCCTGCCGCCGTACATGCGGAACGTGACCAACCGCAAGAAGAACATCGAGCGTTGTGAGTTCTGGGTGTTGGTCCCCACTCGCAAGGCCCTGGATTTCGAGAACCGTCTCCCGATATTGCTGACAACGGACACCCCCGACGGAACATCTGAGAACGTCCCCGCGCCGAGTCCTCCCATCGAGGAAGAAGAGGCGGGCGACATGGTGCGCTGTCTCTGCACTACTGCAAACGGCTACATCATCCAGTTTGTCCGTGATCCCGGGCCCCTGCGCTACTTCCGCGTAGAATGGGAGCCAGACAACGACTCTCCGAATGGACGCGGCATTCCGGACAACCTGGAATGCACACAGAAGACGCTCAACGGAATGATCCGCAGCCTGGAGAACAACACCAAGCTCATGGCGAATCTGATGATCGCCATACGGGAAAGCGCATTCAAAGGCGACGTTGCGAAGGTGTTCAAAGAGGGCGGCATCCTGAAGCTCAAGGAAGACGACTTGGGGCCGGACGGCGACGTAGGGAAGGCTATCCAGCAACTCACCTTCACTGACATCACCGGCAGTTTGGTGCGCGGCATCGAGATGTTCATGCAGTTCGCGGACCTGGAATCGAGCATCCCACGGGCCGAACAGGGACAGCAGAGTTCAAATCCACAGACCGCCTTCGAGTTGCAGCAACGGCTTGAACGCTCAGGCAAGTACCTGGGCAACTGTATCAGGCGCTTCGACGTGTTGATTCGGTGGGTAGTGGATCAGTTCCACACTTACAACATGCGAAACCCGGCACTCACGGACGGCAAGGGCGACTTCGTCGTCAAGGCCCTGGGATTCAGCAGCTTCAATAACCGCGTGATCAAACTCCAGAAGCTTATGCAGATGTTGTCCATGATCGCAGGTAACGAGATGTTGAGCGAGCGGGCCAAGATGGACTGGCTCTTGATCGAGATCGCCAAAGCCATGGACCTTGACCCGGATCAGATGTGGAAGTCCGCCGAAGAGTTCGCCGCCGAACAGCAGGCCAAGGCTGAGAGCGAAGAGGCCAAGATGCAGACGGCCCTTGCCAATCTACAGGTCGCCAAGTTGACCGCTGATACGCAGAAGACCCAAGCCGATGCCGGCAAATCACAGGCACAGGCACAGGCCACCGTGGTAAAGATTGACCAGGACGAGCAACGTATTGCCACCGAGCGGGCCAAGGCCATTGCCGACATCGAGCGCGGCCTGAAGCCCTCGACGCCGGTACAGTCACAGCAGAAACCGAAAGCCGCCTAGAGCGGAAGGAGATCAGCATGTCAGAGGAAAAGGCCAACGTCAGAGAGTTCACACCGCAACGCAAGGACCTGCACATCCTGTCTGAAGCATTCCACCAGGCGTCCACTGCCAGTCGCGCCGACAGCGAAGACCGAACAACCTACCAGAAGTTCAAGTATTACGCGGCCCGCAACAAGGACCGGATAGACGCCAAGCTCAAAGAGACAGTGAAGGAACTGGAACGGATACAGCTCCAGGTGGACAAGGACCGTCGCGATGATGCCGAGTTCATGACATTCATGGAAGAGCAGACCAACGTACTTGAGTTCTTTGCCAGCAAGGGAGAAGACGGCAATGCCATCACCAACGAGCGCGACGAGTACAAGCTTGAAGGCGAGATGCGGAAGAAGGCCGACGCGGCGCTAAAGGAACTTGGAGCCAAGTACGCCGATGCAGTCCAGCGTGACGTAGACCGCAAAACGGACGGCGACAAGGCCATCCGTGACTACCTGGACACCTACGTCACCATTCGCGTCTTCACGATGCCGTGGGAGACCGTACCCGAGCGGATCGGGGGCGGGTTCCTTGTGAAAATCGCGCCGATGCTGGTAGGGGTGCCGGATGACGAGGATGACGCGCACCTTTTCCCGTTTGACCCGGACAAGGCGTGTGAATTCTTTGCTCCTGAAGGGTTGTCGGTAGAGGATCAGTTCGCATTCATCAATGCCAAGATCGAGCAGCATGTTCCGATATCCTTCCGCGATCAGTTCATCATCGAAGTTGATCCGCTGAACACGTCACTGGTCACAGGCCGGTACATCCCGGAACGTGACTGACCAGGGGGCGAACCACAACGGATAGCATTTTGTCTTGCAAAGCACGCCAGATATGGTATGAGTGCCGCGTAAACATGGGAACGGGGCAGACCGGCCGGCCAGTCGTCTGCTTCGCGGAGAGAGAACGGGTGACACGCGTGTCTGTCACCCGTTTTTTTGTTCTGCCCCCGGTCCCGATGTAGGAAAACATGGACATACGAGACTATTTACCGCCTGGCGGGGATGCAGGAACGGTGGCCCGGATGGAAGAAACCGGACTCGGCCGCATCCTGATTCATGCCTTTGAGGTGGAGACGGTCAAGCGCGACAAAGCGTACAGGCGTAGTCCACAGATCAACACGACCGACGTACGGCAGGACATTCGGCACAAGCTGGGCGAGATAGACGGACTGGCTTTCCTGTCCGACCTTCGCCAAGCTGCGCTGAAAGCATCGCCGGGAGCAACGGCATGAAGCAGTTACACACACGGAATCGCGTAGTAGTCAATCGCGCGTATGCGCAAGCAGGAGGTAGAGTTATGAAGTCTCGTACGTTCAATCAGGTTGTGATCGCCGCCCTCGCACTGTTCATCCTGCCCGCCTTTTTGAACGCGGCACAATCCGATCCTCGGGATTGGGTTCACACGGGAGATCACACATACGAGAATGGCACCGTGGATATGGATGGCACGTTGAAGATCAACGGGACTGCACTGTCGGCCACGGCTGCCGAGCTGAACGCTACCGAAGCGCGGCTTGACACACTGGAAACAAGTGGAGTCCCTGGCGGCAACAGCACGATAACCGGCAGCGTGACGTTTGTTCAGGGTGGCGTAACGACCCGATGGGACAACGCGGCAAGCCTGATTAACGACGCCGCACTTGACGTATCGGCAAACGTGGCGAGCGTTTTGGCCGCGGCAAATAACGCCGCGATCGTCTCGTTGCTTAGTCTGGAGATCGGTACTGACGTGCAAGCGTACGATGCCGACTTGACTACGTGGGCGACGGTTACTCCATCTGCTAACGGTAAGAGTCTGGTGGCTGGGGCTACATACGCAGCGATGAAGGGACTTCTGGACTTGGAGATTGGTACGGACGTGCAAGCCTATGACGCCGATCTGGCGACGTGGGCCACTGTAACGCCCTCGGCTAACGGCACGAGCCTTGTGTCTGCGGCCACATACGCAGCCATGAAGCCGCTGCTTGACCTTGAGATTGGCACGGACGTACAGGCGTATGACGCCGATCTCGACACTTGGGCAACGGTTTCTCCGTCCACAAATGGGAAGAGTCTGGTTGCTGGCGCAAACTATGCGGCCATGCGTGGCCTGCTCGACCTGGAAATTGGTACGGATGTACCGGCGCAGGGCTCGTACAGCGGCGACATCACCGTTGGCAGTGTCACGACCATCACTGTAGTGGATGGAGTCATTACGACCTGGAACTGAACATGAACGCAACGACACGGCAGGAGATACGGATAGCGGTGGTGATCGGCCTGTTGGCCATACCGGCTATCTGTCTCCTGTACGGGTCCACCGTCAATGCGCTGAAGCGAAAAGCTGAAATCAACACGGAGAATCTACGAAAGATCGCGGAGAAGCCTGAATGGCGAGAATACAGAGTGCATTACAATTTCGGATATGAGTGGGCGAAGTTGGGCAAGCTGCAGGAGGCCGTCACCGAGTTTCGGTTTTGCATAGACAAAGCTCCAGTCGGCTCGCCTCCGTGGGTCAACTCGGTCATAATGATGGCCGTTATCTCAGAGCGGTGCGGAGAGCACGAAAAGGCAAACGCGTGGTATGGACTATTCATGACACGCACACAACCGATTGTGATGAAGGCAAGGGCGTCCATACCTGGTGCCATGCGAGCAGTTAGGCGCAAAGCAGTAGAAAAGGGAGCATAATCATGCCAGAAGATACAGACCTAGGGACCTCAGAGTCCGAAGAGATCGTCAACGACCTGACCGATGCTGACGCCGATGCGGCGTTCTCGGAAGGGGCGAGCAGAGATTCAACGTCTCAAGCCGAACCCACGCCGGCCGCCGAACCGGAAACTGATGCCCCAGTAGTCGATGATGAGCCCGAGCCGGAAGTGGCCAAACCCAAGACTAGGGCTGAAAAGAAGGCCGCGAAGGTTGCAGCGGAGACGGTCAAACCGAATGCACCGGTTGAACCCGTTCCTGAATCACCCCCGAAACCAGCAGACGACCCCAAGCCAGAGCCGCCTGCCAAGTCAAAGGTCGATCCCGCGGACCCCGTGAAGGCGTCCGCACAGCTTCGTGAGTTGATCCTGTCAGAGCATGGCGCAACGATGGTACCAGACGTGGACGCGAACGGTGAGGACGTGGAAATCCCTCTCCGTGAGTGGGCTGAGAAGTACCCTGGCGTGTTCGCGGCAAACTTCCTCGTCGGCCAAGTGATCTCACGCCAGATCGCGGAGCAAGCAACGGCGCCCTACCGTGGCATGGTGGAGACACAGACACTCGAAGCGGCTCGGTCCAGGACCTTCACTGCGCTGTCTGACAAGGGCTATGAGTCCGTGAACGAGTTGTACTCCGACCCGGACTTCAACGCTTGGGTGGATACGCAGAGTGCCGCACGACAGGCGCTTTTCGACAGCTTCGACCCGGAGGACGTGGCGGTTGGCCTCGACCTGTACGCCGCGGCCACTGGCAAAACCATCAAGGGTGAGCCGGTTGAAGCCGGCAAGGTGGATGCCCTGCGCAAGAAGCAGGTCGCAGACAAAGCCAAGACCGACGCGCTGGGACGTACGTCGATGCGGTCCAGGCCGTCATCGGTTGCAGTCCCGAAGACCGGAAAGCCATCGGATGAAGAGGCGAACGCTTTGTTCGCAGAAGAATTGAAACGCACAGACGGTTAAACATGGACGAAACCGTACAACTCGCGAAAGCGGTTGACCGTAGGGTAGTGAATGCGTGCCCCGCATGTGGGGCCAAGTTTTGCATCGGCACGTTGGGGAAGGGTACGTTGATCGAGGTCTTTTGCAAGCGTCGTGGGTGTAAGCACCACATGAACAAGCATTCGGCCATGAATCAGCCTTTTTACATCGTGGTAGGGTAGGTAGGTAGTCGGAAAGAAAGTAGTAATTGCTCCACAGAGACGCCTCTGAGCTTGTCCGGAGCGGACAGTCAACGGAGGTAGTCTCATGGACACAATCACATACGGGGAAATCTCCCCACGCGTAGGTATCAAGGCTGTTGCCCGCCTTCTTATGGTCGGCCAGCCGCTTCTCGTCACGCAGCGCTTTGCGCAGCAGGAGTCGATGAAGCGTAACAGTGGCGACACCGTGAAGTGGCGCCGCTACAACAAGTTCGTCGTCAGCAAGGCCCCGCTGGCCGAGGGTGTTCCCCCGGCGTTGCAGGGACTCACGAAGACGGACTACACCGCGGTTCTCCGTCAGTACGGTGCCGTGGCGAAGCTGACCGATGTGGTCATGGATCTGCACGAGGATAACATCCTGTCCGTGTTGATCGACCGCAGCGGCGAGCAGATGGCTGAGACCATCGAAGCGGTAACGATTGATGTGCTGAAAGCCGGCACAACGGTCGTGTACGCCAACGGCGCAGCGAATCGTGCTGCCGTCAACTCCCCTGTTCTTCGCGGAGACTTCCGCCTGGTTCAGCGCGGATTCGACCGCAACAGCGCCCGGATGATCAGTTCCGTCATCGCCCCGAGCGGGTTGATCAGCACGATGGGTGTCGAGGCTGGTTACTTCGCGATGGGCCACACGGACCTCGATCCTGACATTCGCACCATCACCGGGTTCAAGTCGTACGTTGAATACGGGGATCCGATGAAGCGTCTGCCGGGTGAAGTCGGCGCAGTTGGCCAGTTCCGCATCATCCTGACGAATATGTTCTCGCCCTGGACCGCTTCCGGTCTGACGGGCACGACATACCTGTCCGGTGGCGCGAAGGTTTCTGCCACGGCGCAGTGCGACGTGTATCCGATCATCTGCGTGGCTCGCGATGCCTATGGTGTCGTGCGTTTGCAGACGACCGGTGCTGACCAGAACAACGGCAAGTCCCCCGTGGGCGTCAAGGTTCTGCAGCCGAAGCCGCGTGGTGGCGATCCCCTCGGTCAGAGTGGGTCGGTGGGTTGGATCGCGTACTTTGCGTGCGCCATCCTGAGCGAGCAGTGGCTCGCCCGCATCGAGTGCGCCTGCACGGCAAGCCCCAGCTAGTCCTGGGTAAGTGAGTGGCGAAACGGGTAATCCCGGCCGTCCGATTGGGCGGTCGGGGAACCCCATAAGCGGGAAAGGCCAGTCATTATGACCGGCTCCCCAAACAGTAAAGCAGGAGTACGAAGATGAGAGTTGTATCAGGTATCTATATCGGGGCCGGCACGTCGGCGCTGTATCTCGGCCTCGGGTTTATCCCGGACTGGGTGAAAATCCGCAACATTGATCAGTCGGCGCAGGAAGCCCTTGACTGGTCACGCAACGACATTCGCGCGGCTACGGCTGCCGAAGGTTTGCTGCGTACCACCATCGGTGCCGACGACACAGGGTTGACCGTGTTGACGGAAGCCGCGGGCATCGTTCCCTACTACGGTGGGGACAAGATCGCCACCGCGAGCGCGAACTACCAGGTCCCGCGCAACATGGAGTCTTTGTTCCGCGGCGACATGCGCGTCAAGAAGACCGTAGACGTCAATGCGTGGACACTGGACACGTCCGGAAGCGAGACAGGCCACTTCAACGCGCCCGTCGACACCACGTATGTCGGTGTGGGCAGCCTGGTCAAGATCAAGGAAGCCAGCACGGGCCTGATCAAGACCGCGGCTATCGTCGCGATCAGCAACGACGGTGACGCAGCGAATGACATCACGCTGAACCTGAACATCGCTTCAGGAACGGTTGAGGCCATCAGCTACATGTATTCGTTCTGCCAAGCGCAGGCGGGTACGGTCATGCCGCAGGGGATCATCATCAATGACGCCACGTACGTCAACGTGTCGAGCCAGAAGTGCAAGATCGAAGCCGGTTGCTACGATCAGATGTTCTAGCCTCGAATCGCATGAAGTCAACAGGGGCGGGGGGCCAAACGGTCCCCCGGACCCTTCAACAAACGCACAT